AGATTTAGCTTGTTTAAAGGTGGGTGCTATGTAGGCGTATCTGGGTGCTTTGTTAGTAGAACGTAGTGCTGACATTAGTAGATGATTAATCATACATACTGTTTTGCCAAACCTTCTATGGCAGACTAATACTGACCAGCGATATTTCTTCATATTAAAATGAAGTTCAATTTGTTTTTCTCTGGGGTAGTATGGAATCTTGTATTGTATTGTACCGCTGTTAATTACTGTTTCAGTTATAGTTGTCATTAGTGAATAGCCTTAGACTTTTCATTGCTTATAATTGCATTCTCAATATTCAATAGCATCATTAACCAAGAACTAAATATTGCTGAGTGTTCTTTGTTTTGTAATCCTGTGAACTTAACTGTTATTGAATTATCTTTCTCAATATAAACAACTGCTTTTACGTTGGCTGTATAAAAGTCATTGTCATCATCATCTTGGTACATTGATCTGTTCATATACTATTAGTAGTATTTTAATATTATATTAAGGTTGGTCAGGCAAAGAAAAAAGGTGGCGGGTTGTTTGTGGATATACCCATTATGAGTTAGCGATTTTGTGTGTGGCGAAGATTCTGTGTGGCGAAGGCTATGTGGCTAAAGGTATCCTAATAAGTCCCATGTATATATATAATAAAAATGGCGGCGGCTTTATGGGGTATAGGGGGGTATCGTTAAGGAATTTGTGTGACATTTATACAACACCTATATTGTTGTGTAGAATTAATTGCATTCAATAATACGCCAATACAACCTACACTGCATTTCCGATAAGTATAGTTATCGGAACTATTTAATCATTACTAGTGATAATCATAAGTTATCGTTAGTAATAAATACTGTTGCATAAATACAACACATCATCATAAGACTGTTATATAAATGCAACACCGACACAAATACACACAATGTAAATGAATGCGATGCACCAATAAATAGGAACTAATTAGATATATATTTTAATTGATCTTAATACTTACTAACACAAGCAAGCGTTGTTAATTGCTTTAATGTTTTTAATTGGTTGCTTTAATATTCCTAAAATACAATCTTGAATAGCAACTGTTTATAACTTGGTCCAATGTTCTTAAATATTTCTTTTCTATATATCTTTTCTTTTTTTACCTTTGGCTTTTCTTTAAACAGCTCTAATTAAATTAATCGCATAAAATAATGATCTAAAGAAATAAGATAATAAATTCAATTATATAAATAGGTTTATTACATTTTTAATATTTTAGTGTTTTTTATGTATTGCATTATTATTATTTATATATTATCCATTATGGTTATAACAAACAACGAAAGGTTTATACAATGGTTAAAATAATAGAAGCAAGAAAAGCTACAATACAAAAAGGTGAGGCTAAACAAATAATTAAATTTGAAAATGATAGCAATTATTATCATTTAAATATTGATTATTCTAATAGCAGAAAGTTATATTCAGCTAGTCTTTATCCATGCGAATTACTACCAGAAGGAGTAGTTATTATAACATTGACGCAAGGAAGCTATTTAACAATTAAAGATAATGTAAAAAGATATTCAGAAAAACAATATTTGGAATTAGTAAACCAAGTATTTAAATTTGAATTAAACGCAGAAGCAAATCAATATATTAATACTTTATATTCAAAATTTGCTTTAAACGTAGCTGCTTAATTTTAATAACTTATAACCAATCAATTTAGGTTGGTTATAGGATCTTAAAATATAAGATCATACTATCATTGACACCAATTAGGTTAATGTATAGTTTAAAATAAATAACAACTGAAAGGGTTATACTATGCAACAAGGTAAAGTAGGAAACAAATACCAAGAAGTTAAGAGCTTGTCTGTTGTTGAGATTGCTAAACTTGTAAGAAAAGATCTTAAGCAATTTAATGACTGTAAGTTTTCTGTAACTAGTGATCGCAATACAATATCTATTTATTTAAAAGATTCTCCTTTAAATAGATTAGAAATTTACGATCAATCTCAAGAATTAGGTTGGGGTGGAAAAGTAATTTCTATTGAAAAAGATTTGAGAAAAAAAGTTAAAGAAATCTTAAATCAATATAACTATAATAACAGTGAAATGATGACTGATTATTTTGATGTTAATTTTTATAGTTATTTTTATTTAGATAGTAATTTAGAAAACAAATACAAAGATCAACTATTAAGCAAGGAGGCTGCATAATATGAAGACAATTACAAAAAATGGTTGGTGGTCTGTTAGTTTTGATTTTGATGGAGAAGTATCTGATGACACTTTAAATCATATAGCTGACTGCATTAAAAAAGGCTTTACTCAAGGAGAAATAATTGAAGAGTTAGAAGTTGAGGAGGTTGCATAATGAAAAAAATAGTTAAAAAGATTAATGGTATTAAAATAGATGTTAGATCTGAAAAATGTCTATACATAACCATTAAAGACTGGACCATATATATTGACAACAGTACCAATGAAAAAATCATTGATGTATGGAATGAAAAAAAAGACATAACAGTACAGGAGCTACATTGATGAAAAACTTTTATTATACTTTAGCTGCTATACTTGGCTTTGTAAATATGATTGGTATTATAACAGTCATGTATGTAATGATTAACTAATGATTGAATTACTTTTAAGCTATAACATTTACGAAGTTATATTTATTATCTTGGCTTTGTATTTTGTTATGGCTTGGAAGTTTAGATAATTACTGTTCTATAATTTCTTTTTTTTCTTCTTTAATATTTTCATATTGAGTATATTTCTGCTCTAATTCTGGACTATCAAGCCAGCTAACAATAATTTGGTTGGTAGTTTTGTTTAATGTTAAATCTTTTTTATCTGAATAAAGATCTGAAGTTTTGCCTGCAATCCATTGTATAAACTTAGTCTTTTCTCTTATCCAAGATATTAAATTAGGATCTAAAGTGTCTTGGTTTATATCTGCTTGATAGACATCTAAAAGATGGTCCACAATATTTTGGATACCAATTTTTCTACAAGATTCAACTTTCGCTTTTAGTTCCTTGTTGTTTTCTTGATTCAAAAAATCGTAGAACTTCTTTAAGCTGATCGGTAATGTTCCTTCCTTCTTTATACTTGCTAGAGTTTTTCCTTCTGATAGCTGCTCTAATACTGTATTTAGAACTGTATCTTCCAAGACTATCAGTTCTTGGCTTGACTTGGGTTTCGTAGTAATTTCTGACATAATCTAAATCCTTATCTCTAAATTGTTTTAAACTTGCAAGGCTTTTAATCTTCTTCTCATCTGAATAACCTGGCTTGTTAAACCCACCTCTATTTGCTCTATCCCTAAACCCATAGAAGTTTGTATTTTGACCACCATGAAATCTACATTTATAAACTTGAAAACCATGCTCATTAAACTTGTTAGTTGGAAACCCTTTTGCTTGACAAGGTTTGCCAGATAGCCTTGACATATCCATACAGAATATCTTCTTTGATTTAAAACCTGCCATGTCATTTCTTCTCCCATGGTTTGATACCATTAACCTTATTATAATTAACACGAGCTACATAGTTTGCTGATCGCTTCTTACCATTAGCCTTTAGTGCTTGGCTTATCTGTGTCTTAGCAACACTTTCAGGCAACAAGTTTTTCTGACGCAACATTTCCCTATGTTTATCTATGGCTAACCTTACGTAATATGAATGAATGTTTTGTAGTAATAGGTTGTTTAATTCTGGCAGGGGAATAGCCTGTGCGATTAAATAAACTATTCTATCCTTATCACCTTTATTATTATTTATGATCTTGTCTATGTTATATATATACTGTTCTATATTATGTTCTATTAATACCTTAACAGTTTTAATATCCCCATTAACAGTTTTAATACCCCCCTTAACAGTTTTAATATCACTAGGGGTAGTGATGTTAACAGTTTTAATATCACTATAGACAAATTGTGGGTTGATTTTGTACATACAAGTAGAGGGTAGGCGTACCTTTAACAAGATACCTGCCTCAATCATAATCTTAATACATTTATAAACTGTCACCTTTGATAAACCTAAAGGCTTGGCAATGGTTGAAAGTCTTGGGTAGCACTCGCCAGTTTTATAGTTCGCATGCCTTAAAAGCATTACTAAAACAGAATAACAATGAGCTTTCCTCCTCACTGCTAAGCCTAAGAATAAAGGGTTCTCAGTTATATCCTCCTTTAACTTAGTATATTTGTTTATAGTTTTAGCCATGTTTTACCTTATATTTACATAACTTATCATGCTCAATCTGTAATTTAAGCATAACGTAATACCACTCCTCTTCTAGAATAGGGTTTAAACCGCTTTTAACAGGGTATAGACGCTGAACTTTGAACTCTAGGCTATCCGTATCTGGTATAGGTTTATAGTATAGCAAAAAACAGGGTATATTTAAGCCTTGTGCTATGGCTTCTACAACATTAGTATATTTCTTATAGTTCTTACCAGTATCATATACAGTTTCAATAACTGCTAATGGTTTCCAACAAGGTTTATTAATACAGATAGGAA